TGCCTTATCTACCTCAGGTTTCCAAAGACGCTCGTCTGCGCCGCCTTTGGTTTCAGTTTTGTTCAGGTTCTCTGCTTTTGCAAGCAGGTCACCGAAGTTGGACTTTTTGAGGGATGCAAATGACATGTGTTTCTCCGTATTTTGGTGTACTAGTTTGTGTGTTCACTCAAGCTCTTGGATCATAGATTGAACTTGATCCTTAAGTTTACCATAGAACGAGGGGTTTACGTCCGCTGGGTTCATGCCCAGTAACGAAGCAGATTGTCTAACCTGCCCCAGGAGTTCCTTGGCAGTCGGGTCATCGGACAACGAAATACGCATGAACATACTTTGTTGTACTTCAATGAGTTCAAGCATTTTTTCGAGTTGAACTTTCTTCTCTTCAGGTGAAAGGATTACTCCCATCCTGTTGATCTCGACATAAAGTTCCTGCATACGAGTGAGGGACTTTTGTACCTGTTCAGATTTGAAAAAACTACTCATGCGAATTCCCGCTTTATTATACTCCTGTATTTAACACCGTCAATGTTTATGAACGGTGCGTACTTCACTACTTTATTTTGTAGTGGTTTCCACACTACCTCTTCCTTGATAATCTTATCAAAGTGTCCTGCGAAACCCAGGAGTTTGTGGAAGATGGTGAGTGTTTCAAGCGTAATTCTACCACCAAGGTACGCTTTTAGCAAGGGTGGATGGACACTCTTGATACGGAACAGGTCATCGAAGTCCTCTTCCATCTCATGTAGAGTGGCAACGTCTTCACGGAACATATAGGATAGAGATTCTGTTCTCTTCACGTAGGCAGCATAGTGCTGACCACCTTCCCGTGTGATTTGCCCAACCCACTGACCACCATCAACAATCAGATTAGAGACAAAGAAATCCCTAAGTTCATGTTCTTTGAACTTTCGGGATAATTTCACAAAGAAATATTTGTCTTTGCGATTGTCAAATGATGTCTGTGATGCCTTGACGGCACCACGGTATTGGAAGTAATCGTATGATTTGGATGTGAAGTGAAGTTTCAAAGCAAGATACATTTTGTAGACTTCAAATCCAGTCACAGCGCTAGATACCCCCGTGAGGTTCGTTTCATGAAATTCAACCTCTGAGCATCATACTTTAATTTCTCCTTGAGTGGTTTAGAAATTAACTTATTGATACCATCTAGTTCGATGTTCTTGTCTTCACAGAACTGAACGATTGCTTCAATGTAATTAAGGTCAGAATCTCTGACGATCTTTTCGATCTCGATTGAGAACTTAGAAGCAGTCATGAACTTCTCCTCAAAGACATCATCAATCTTACCATTCGCCATGTGCTTCTCGGTATGCGTCGATGTACTCTTTAAGTTTGCGAGCATACTTAAACTTGTCATAAATTTCAAATACTTGTGCTTCACCAGTCTCACAGGCAATAATGGTTACGAGTTTCTTGACCTTAAGACCAGTCAACTCTTGGAACATTATAGCATAGGCACATTCCTGTGCAAAATAATCTTGAATCCACTCTTCACGTTTGTTCTTAGTGGATGTTTTGAAATCTATAATTGCAAGTTCGCCGTTATACTCAGCAATGCAATCTACACGTCCTGCGAGTTTCAGCGTCTTTGAATATAAAGGCGCTTCTAGTGCGTGTATATTATTGATACTATCTATATGAGGTTTAATTAGGTGAAATAAACCCATAGACATCACATCATCCTTGTACTTACTGATATCCTTGTTAGAAAGATACAGTTCTGCAAGTTTGTGTGTTTTATTACCGCGAGTAGATGCTCTCTTGGAGATCTTGTTCGCTTCGTCTTCACCAACTCTTCTACGCCACTCCATGATAGATTTTTTCTTGGAGTGACCAATCACAGTTGTAACAGAAGGGTAGGACATACCTTCTACAGAATACGTCCTACCCTTTTCAGTTGTTGTTGCAACTAGATCTTTAAAGCTGTGGATGTTTAGGTGCTTAAATTCCAAGGTTCATCTTGCTAATCAAATAAGATTTGACTAGACCAGATCTTACGATGTCTTGAACACCAAATTCAATGGAGGAGAACTCATCCATGTCATCGATGATCTTCATGAAATCAAGAATTCCATTCTTTTCGTAAGTCTTGGTCAAGTCAGTTTGTGCAGCGTCTCCTGCAAAGATCACCTTAGTGTTGACCCCGAGACGAGTGATGATGGAGTCAAGTTCATGGAAATTAAGGTTCTGAGATTCGTCAATAAAGACGATTGCATTATCAATAGTTGTACCACGGATAAAACTCGTAGACCAGAAAGAGATAGTCTCTTGTGCCTTGAGATTAGCGTACAACATTTCAAACGATGCATCATCAGGCATCTCGAACATGTACCTTACCATATTCTTGTATGGAATCTGGTACAGGTTGCTCTTGTCCTCATGGTCTCCAGGTAGAAAACCAATCTCTCTAGTCGGAACTAGAGAACGTACAATATACAGTTTATCATATTGTGATTTTTCGTCAAGTACCTCCTTTAGAGCAAGGTAGATACTCAAGAATGATTTTCCTGTTCCAGCGCAACCATATAAGAATAAATTCTTTTCTTTTTGCCACGCATCAAATACTTCTTCTTGCGTGGGGGTTATCGGTTTGATATTTAAAAGATGTTCTGTCCCAATTGGTTTCCTTCTCATTTGTCTTGCGGTCAGACCGACCATTGTAGGTTGCTTCTTGGATTTTACAGGCATAGGCTTAAGGTGCCTCGAAACGGGCATAAGGGTGATGTTTTTTGACATTACGAAGACGGTCTTTGAAACCTTGAGGAAGTTTGTCCTGGTAATCTCCGACTCCAGATACAGCGGACGCCGCACCTGCACTCCAGTCTCTATCCCAATCGGGATTTGCTTCTTTCCACTCGGAGTATTCTTTCATAGTCATGGAGATATCTTTGGTCTCTCCAGTCTTCAAATTTTTCACGGGATAAGTAGGCATTACAACCACTCCATTGCTTCAGATACGATTGGGAATTGTTCTATGAAACGTTGCTTACATTCGTTAGCAATGTCCATATGTTCTTTTTGAGTGCCATTGGCACTTCGTAATTGTATATAGTGAATCCAGGATCTAACGGATCCCGTCATGTAGATACGAGTAGGAGTAGCAAGAGGCAGAACAAAACGGGCACACTCTTTAGCAATACCCTCACGAAGCAACTCGTTATATAAGTCCATGCCCTCAGCAAAATACTCAGAGATCCTCCGCTGTAATAAAGACGACATTTCGGGACTAATATCGTCAATTGAGTTTTGCCTATTTTTAGTATCTTGCCTCCGCAAATCTGGAACGGGAATTTCGTTAGCCAATAAGTTAGTATCAGCATAGCGTTGTGAAAACTCTTGATAGGTGAAGCTCCTATGCCTCAGAATTTGAGCTGCGATTCCCCTATTGGTTTCGATTTCAAGTGTCATGAACGCTTGTTCAAATACCGACCAATGTTGATGTTTGGCACAGTATTTTAAGAGTCCTGCAACGTTAGGATTCTCT